ATTTTATGCTGATCGGTAAAGTCGGCTCTCTGCCAAAATCTAAAGCTTTACCGAAAAATATCTTGCTAGTATTATATTTAGTTGCCGTTCCCTCATTTACTAACTCTAACCAAAAATGCTTAAACGCCGATGACTCTGTAAATTCCACAAAATAATCTTCTTGATTAGCCCCCATTAATTCTTGAGTATCAAGATTATCTACTTGCACTAAAGGAGTTGTGATATATCTACTTGTTAAATATGCCTCGATTGCTTCCCTGTTTGCGTCTGAAATAGTAGATCCTTGTGCAAATATAACTTCTGGAATGTAGCCATTAAAATAATTGCCTGTGTTACTCTGCCCAATAGATAAATTATTCCCACCTGTCGGAACTGTGTAAGCTCCTGCATTGTTGTTATTATTATCTACCTGTACGCCGTTTTTATAGATTTTAATTCCACTTGCTGATGTGCCGCCGTCATAAGTCCAAGATATAACCATCGTTGTGTTAACTGTGACTGTTCCGGCTGGTGCTGTTCTGCCTATCTGATTTGTATTTCCATTATTAATATTACATTCGATTGATCCGTTAGTCGGTATCCAAACATTCAATCTATCCGATGCGCTTACATTTCTTGCGCTCATAATGGCACAAACTGCCGCTAGTGAATTAACTTTTATTACTGCTATGCCCCACATTCCGCTAGTTGGATTTACTGCTAAACTAGTGCTTAAACTATCGTTAGATCCATCAAAATAAGGCGATTTATTGCCATTTATCCCCATCCTTACTTGATTAGCGGTTGTTTGAATATAAGTGCTATCTGCTGCTGTTATTTTTATAGCCATTTTTCTTAATGAAAGACCTTTTGTTACATCGCCTGTAAAAGATGTATTAGTCCCATCCATTGAGTAAATATACATATAATTAGAAGTTGTAGACGCAGTAAACTCGCCTCTGATTTTCCTATATCCGTCACCAGCATCTTCAATTAGTGTACTTGAAAAAACTCCCGTTGTTGTTATCAATGCGCCAGATGTTAAATTTACTCGTACGCTTCCCTCTGTCGCCGAACCTAAAGAAACATTTCTACCACCGACCGATAATGCTTCTACTTCATATTCATAAGTAACCCCTGCAACCAAAGTTATAGATTGCGACAATGCATGATTTCCGCTTGCCGTTGTCTCAACAAACCCTTGACCTGACTTTGTTATATTTACAGTTCCCCAATTTGCTTGTGAAACATCCTCAGAATAAATAATCCTATTTTCTGAATTATCTGCCCTACTTAAAATCGGTCTGTTAGCATCCGTTCCTTGAGTTGCATCATTTGTACTTTGAACATCTGCCCACGTTGTAACCTTACCGCTTGATGTTGTTACCTCTCTATTGCCTGTAAACCAAGCGGTAGGCGTTGCTGCAAGTGATAATGCTGATTGCGCTGATGCTCTTAGCCTTACACCTGTGCAATCGCTTCTATGTAATAATTTTGCTCGTATTATCGCTAAAAAATTAGCTGTCTTAGTTGTAGATGCCCCTAAATCATAATTAATAATTAATGCATCATTTGATGTTGCTGCTAACTCAAATCTATCCTGTCTACTTCCGCTAAATAAATTGGCTAAAACTCTAGTTGTTGATGCTGTCAAATTAGCCGTTGCCGTAGCAATTTTTTGTATAGTGCCGTACGCTAATTTAAAGTTACTCATCCCTTGCACTCCTGAAACTCTGCATCAATTGAGTTGTACCCTTCCCAATTTCCAGCCCTGTATACTGTGCGCCTCGATATCTGCGGCTCTGATAAACAACGTACATGCATAAGTTTTAAATTATTTAATATTCTGTGTTCTGCTGTGGTAAATAAAAAGAATTTATGAAGCTGCCAGTATTTAACAATTCTTTCATAAAAAATTTGTGTTTGTGCGTCTGATACACCTGTCCAGCTTAATTGTATTTGATAACGTCCATCACCTAACCTAACGCAGTAATAACCGCCTTCTTCAGTAGTTACCGATCCCCCTTCAGGCATTACTACTTGATAACTAAAATTAGGATCTTTGCTTGGATTCCAAGCTGTACCGAAATAGATTTTATTTATTTCTCTAGTTGTTGCCGATCCGCCTGATAACTTTATTTTCCAAGTTCTTGCAGCACTTAAACTTAATCCTGTGGTTATATAATCTAAAGAATCCGCACCCCTTAAAGTGGCAGAATCAAAACTAGAATCGCTCCAAACATTTGAATATGCTCCACCGATGCCATCATCTGCGGCATCAAGTTCAATAGTGTCAGTTCCTTGCTGAATTAATTTATAAGCATTTGGTACAATTACATGATCTACCGCTGTGCTGTATCCAACCCCTAGATCCCATTCTATATCAATCGCACCTGATGCCCCTGCTGTACATGACGAATACTGATAACGCTCGCCGTAAATAGTATTACCAATCGGCCTGTCTTCTGAAAAAGTAACTGACTGCGCTCTTACTTTTGCGTCAAACGGTATTGATGGATAAGACAAATAAAGATTAGTCATTAAAAATACTGCGCGTTATTAGCCTTATATTTTGCTGCTTTCTGCGTTTTTCCTGATTTTAATAACTCTCTATATTTTTTCCTTACTGATTCTTTTGTTAAACCTAAACTTGTTTCGTTATATGGAACTGATGCTGTGACTTCGCCATCTTTTATGTCTCCTGGCTTAATAATTCCATAGCCTAATAATAAAGCTCTATCTTCGTCTGATATATCTACCGATAAATTAATTTTTGCTTTTACATCTGAATTTCTAATCTGGTCTAACTTATCAAGTATGCTTTGAGTTTCTGACTGAGTTTCTTTAAATGGAAATTTAAGATCTTGCAACTGATTGCCGATTGTTATAACTGTTTCTGTAGATGCATTTGCAATCTGATCTAATGAATTAATACCGCTATTTTGCATAGCTATAAAAAACTTTTGTACTTCCTCCCTATTTGCTCCTTGCCCTAGTAGATACTCGCTTAGGTTATCAATGCTAGTACCGCCAATATTTTGTATTGATTTACCTATATTTCTAAATGCTTCTACTGATAACGCGCCACCTTTAGTTCCTAAATCTCTAAATTTATCGAGCTGCTTTTTAGCATCCTTACCGCCTGTTAATTCATCGATTGCATTTTTTGCTTCTGCAAATGTTTGTTTGCCAGCTAAAAAGGCACGTTCTGCATTAGCTTGTATTTGCTGAAAACTAACCCCTGCTGATTGTGCTGCAATGTTTAAAAGTTCTGTTTGCCCTCTAAACTCTTTAATAAAACTTAGTAAAGGTGAATTTATAGAAAATAAATCATTACCATTGCTGCTAGACGATCCTCTATTTAATAACTTTTCTAAATCCTCTTTTGCTTTCTCAAACTCTTTTAGTTCTTTAACTTTATCTTTGCTGTTTTTTCTTTGTGCTTCTAAAAATTCTTTTTGCTCTTTGTTTACTTTTTTCTGCAAATCCCCTGCTTGCTTCATTAGGGTATTAATTCCCTCTGCATATTGCTGATCGTTTATTAAGCCATCTGCTATTTTTTTCTGTAATTCTTTAGCTGCGTCCGATCTGTCTACTAGCTGGTAAAGTCTTTCTATTTCTCGCCTTGCATCTTCTGCTGGATCTCTTTTTGTTCTAGTAGATGACCCACCGCTTGAGGCTCTCGACCCACCACTTGATGATGATGACTTTGGAACATTTACAGGTGTATTATTTGGAGTCTCGCCGTTTTTGACTTGCTGAATGTTCGCACTAATAGCTATTAATGTATTGTTGGAAGCATTGACTAAATCCTGAACCGCGCTAACCCCTGCCGCGCTCATTGATGCTATAATTGCATTTACTTGATCCGCTGCTAACCCAAATTTAGAGACTAAAACATTAGCTAATTGAGGCAATGTACTTATACCTAATTGCTGCGCCTCTGCTCCTATAGCCCTTAAAGATCCTAGCAGTGCTCTACCATCTGCATTTAATGCCTCTCTTACAGCATCCCCTAAGTTTTCAAATGCGTCTGTGTATGAAACTATTCCGTAAATTTCTTCTAGTTTATTTTGCAAATCTAACGCCGATAATTCGCCTTCATAAAACGCTTGATACATCGTGGCCGATAACTGCTCAAAACTTAAACCTAGTTCATCTAGTATAGTGCCCATCTCAGCCAGTGTTACGTTGTTATTTGCTAACACGACACCTAAATTAACTCCTGAATCTGTGCCTACTCCTAAAGTTTGAGCAATGGTATCACCTAACGTGTTAAACTGCGCCTTCGCCTGTTCTGTCAACCCTGCGAATAGCCCCTGTGTTGGATCTTGGTTGCCAGAAAATTGTAAATCCTTAAATGCATCAGCAAAAAATTTATCGAGTGCTTTTCTAGCTTTTGTTCCTGCTGAATCTTCTCCAAAACTAGATATTACATCGCCTAGTTTATCACCCAGAAACTCACCTAAAACACGACCTAAAGATCCGCCTATTTCTCCGCCTAGTTGCTCGCCTAAATCGCCTCCTAGCTGTTGAATAGAAGCATCTACTTCTTCTCTTGCGCTTCCACCTGTTAATGCAGCTGCTAAACTTCTCGCCATAGCGTCTGCGACCGCCTTAGCTGCTTTTGTAGCCTCATCTGACATCTTTGAGGTTAACCCAAAAAAATCGTTACTTCCTGCTAATTCCTGGTCTAACTCGGCCATCTTTGCCGCGTTTTCTTCAAGCTGCCTTTGGTTCTCCAATAGTGCCGCGTCTATTGCTTGGATTGCACTTACTCCAGTGCCGCCTAGCTTTTTAAATTCGGCTATTAGTTCTGTTACTTCTTTTGTTGCTTGATCAATCGGGATACCTAGCTTCTTAGCATTTGTATAAATCGCCCCGATGTCATCAGCAACTTTTTTAATCCCTGCGATTGAATTAAGTTTCTTTATTTCATCGGCTAGTTTCTTAGTTGCTTCTGCCGATTGAGTTGCTGGTTTTATATATTTGCTAAACTCTTGAGTAGCTTTATTTATTCCTATTTTCCCTAAGTCTGTTACCTCGTTTGATAGTTCCTCTGTTGCTTTTTTGCTTTCTTGTGTTGATCTTAAAAATCTTTCTTGCGCTGCTGCATACTCTGCAACATCTTGCGGCAACCCTTGAAGTCTATATTTTAAAACATTTAAACCGTCTATCAACCCTTCAGGCTCAGTTAACCAATTAACAAAATCTGCCGTTTTCTCCCCTGCTGTTAAAATACCGCTAGTGAATTGAGATAAGCCAGAAATCACGCCGCTAAAATCTATTTGTTGTAATATCGCTGCGAGTTCTGCCAATAACCTATTTAATTCTGGATTTGTGGCTATTGCCTTTGAAACTTCAGCCCCTACATTCTGCATAGTAACAGACATTACATCCAAATTGTCTGCACTGTCGTTTGTAACAACCCCAAGCTCTTGAGTTTTTTGCTTTAACGCTTCTAGCATTGCAATTCTTGCTGATTCTATTTGACCAGCTTCGTTTAATTTATCTGCTGTCGTGCCTATGCTTCTTGCGAAATCTTCCTGTGCTTGTTTCAAATCTACTTGTACGCCTAACGCCTTTAAGCCTCTATCGTTACCCCTAATCAATGCATCTGAAACTTGATCTAGTGTCGGCGCAAGCTCTCTGCCAGTTGCATCGGCTAAAGACCTAGCTGCTTGTGCCATTTCGTCAAATGTAGAAGGGTTTAACCCTGCTATCATCAATTCGTTAGAACGCCTCATTATTTCCATATTGGAAATAGTGCCGCCTACTGCCTGACTTAAATCACGTCTTAATGCTTCTGCGCTTGTCCCTGCCTGACTTGCTAACCTCTCAAATGAATTTGTTAGGTCATCAACTTGCGAACCCTGCCGAATCGCATCAAATAATTTATCTAGCGTAAAGGCTGTTGCAGCGGCTGCGCCTACGGCTAACAATCCTTTTTGTAAACCGCTTAACCCTTTTTCTAGTTCTTTGGTTTCTTTTCCTACTTGATTGATCGCTTTTTCAGTGTCGTTTAATTTTTTAACGCCTTGAGAGTTATCTACTTCAACTAAAATTTGTATTTGGTCGCCTGTGGTACTAAACGCCATTTAAAACAATCTCCCGAACGCGCCGCCTGTTTCTTTCTTAGTTTGCTTAACCCAAGTTTGCTTAAGCAATTCAAGTAATACTGTATCTGCTCTATTTCGCCATTCCTCGCACTCCCTGTTAATTGAATCACGCTCTACAATGGCTTGATTTATCATGCGAAAAAGGCAAAACATTTGCTCTTTAATTTCGCCATCTGGCAAAGTGTGGATTGCTGAACCGATTACGTCTAAATAATCAATTAAATCTGGTGTGAAACAATTTGATGTAGCTATAGGTATATCCTTTAGTCTTGTTTTATTATTTTGAACGAAAAAATCTTCAGGCGTAATTTCCTTAGTTTTTTCAATTGATTGGATTCTTTGGTTTGCTATGTGGTTAATAGTAGCTGCTAAGGCATCTAATGCCTGTTTTTGCTGATCTATTTCTGTGATTGGATTTTCTGCCATTTACAATAAATTCCTTCAAGTTCTAAATGTGTTTTAGGGTCATCATATAACCCTAATTCCTCAAACGCTTTTTGCTGTGTTCTTGGATCTTGTGTCGCGTTAAATAACGCTTTCGCCGTTAGAAATTTATCAACCTTAATAGTTAATTCTGGATCTGTCGCAAGGTCTTCAACTGGACATCCTTCTGGTCTGTAACATTCTGGTAAATGATCGTCTGATTTATATAAAGACCAACAGTGTGAACATGAAAGATTAGGATATTCTATTAAGATTTGGTTTAAGCGGCCGCTGAGTCGCTGGCCGCTTGCTCTTTTTTTTCGTCGCTAACTTCTAAAGGCTTATTGCGAGCTTCCATCACTTTAGTAAATGCCTGAAAAATAGCTTGTGCCGTTTCTGGCTCAATCTCTCCTGTCTGCACTTGCTCTAGTGTTACAAGCTCGCTGCTTTCTTTTAAATTCTCAACTGAAATGACCGAAGCTAAAACTTGAGATAGAGCATCTCCGAAATTCTTTTCAAAATCTATTAGCAATTTTTGTAATTGATTTTGTTTTAAATTCTTGAATTTTATAAAGGCATCCCCATCAGGTGTTTTAACTTTAGCTAAAACTGACGGCTTTGCTTTTATCTCTACCTCTACTATTTTTTCTTCAGTCATATATTTTTATTTATTGCCAATATGCGGTTGATCGGCTGTTGATAATCCTCAAATGAGGATAAGTATCAAACATGCCCGATGGTGTTGACGATGCAACTAAGCTTCTAAATGTTACTGTCAAAGGATTCTCCCCTGCGGTAGTAACATTAAAGTCTGGATCTGTTACTATTCTGCATCTTGGTATGAGTAATGTTAGTTCTCTATAAGTTGAACCACTTATTAAATCACCTTGAATAACAACATCCATTTTGTATTCTGTCCCTGCTGCAACTGCTGTGTAATAAGTTAAATCTTCTAAAGTTTTAAAGGTTACTTTTACATCGGCTTGGAACATTGGAGATCCTGAAAATCTAGGAGCACTATACCCTGTCGATCCTCTAATCTCGCCCACTAACTCCATTTCTTTAGATAAAGAAACTTCAACATTAGTGACATTTATTTTATCTCCGTTTGCTAATGCGCCCCCTGCTTGTGCATTAAGCCTTACATAATGAGAAGGTCTTGCAATAAAGTTTTTTCTAGTAGAAACCTCTGTTGCACTTGCTAAACTTGCTGCTGTGTTAGTAGTCCCTGTAATTCTTTGATCTGTAAAAAGCATGTCATAGGTTGCTTTTACAAAATCATTAGGATCAAAGGTTAATCCTAATGCAGTAACCACACCGTTAATATACTCGATACAGTTCGCTGAATCTGGCGTAAAAGCCGCATTTACATAATTTGTTATAGAAAATGCATTATGTGTAATAGAGTGAACGTAACCCGTTCCAGTAGCTGCAACCGTTGCTTTTCCGAAGAACTGAGAAAACAAGGCATTCCCCTGATCTAAATCTCTTACAGTCTTAGTAATTTGCATTGTAGGATTATAATCCCCTGTGTCAGTGTCTTGCTGCATTGATAACCCTGAACCTATAGGACTCTCTGTTAATTCAGTTAAGCCCTTTGCATGGTTAATATTATCAACTTGCACCTTGTGTCCTGACCCTGCGGCATTGACTGTGTCAAATGTGCTAGATAGTGTGATACCTAAATGTGTGTTCGATCCTGTGCGTGATGGCATATAAAAATCTCCTAAGCTAAAACTTGTTTAATTGCTGAAAATCTGACAACTGCTCTATAGCAATCTGTCTCATTAAATTTTTGTAGTTGTGGCGGCTCTCCACCTATAGGACTATCAACAAAATCAACTGTGTTTTGCCATGTGCTCCCTAAGTCCTCTCTTACAACATCTATAAGGGCTTCAAGCGTATCTATTACATCGTTAAACGCTGCGCCGTCCGTTCCTGCGTATTTGGTATATCTAACTTCAACTAAGAATCTTTGTTCCCTGTTGTTTGAGTTGCCGCCTATTTGATTTTCTATAGTTTCTTCTAGTGAAACTACATATTCAAAAAAGTTAATATCCGCTTCTGTGTATGCGCTTGATACTTCCTTCTCACTCTCTTGCGTTAACTCATACGGATAACTTTTATCTGTTATTGCTAAAATATCAGAGTTGTTAAAAACGTATGTATCCCAAACTGTTCTTATTTCTGCCGATGTTGTCATCTGCCTGAAATTATTACTGCTTCATTAGTTGTTACTATTGCGTCTGTTGCTCCGTCGCCGTCGTTATCTATCGGGAAATTTAATTGTGAAATTGCTGAGTTATATTTTCCACCGAAATAATCTACCATCCAGATAAATTTATCTGCATTGCCTTTTACAACTTGTGAAGCGGCCATCATCTCGATTGCTTTATATGCTAATACTATTTTTGCATCTTGTAATTTTGAAAGGCGCGGCCACTTATCAGATCCTATAGTTCTTCTCATTTCTGATTCTGCAAGCGGTATAAAATCTGCTAACTGATTGCTTGTTATATAGCTTGTTACGTTCGGCCAAACTTGCGATACATCATCAGCCGTAACATTTGGGATTGACGGTAAAGCCTCTGCTCTGCCTATTGTTAATTGTCTAATCTTAGTTTGAACTTGACCAGAGGCGGTTAATACATAATTGACCGCTTCCCAATAATCTCTTATTGCTACTTGCTCTGTAGGATAAGGATCGCTGACTGCTGTATATGTATATGTTAGCTGTTTACTATTAGGATCTTGTGTCCAGCTAGAAACCGTTTGCAAAGCTCCTGTACCTGCGGCCGCGTCTGTTCTGTTTGGAACTGTTCCATAAGGAAATAAATAAATAGAAGGTGTCTGAGTAGGTAGCGTTAAATATTCTCTGCCGTCATCGGCTGTTAAATATCTGGTTATTGCTTTTCCGTAGACTCCATCCATATTTTATCTTTTGCCTCTATCATAATTATTTTGATGATACTCTGCATGTTTTCTAGCCTCAGATTCAGTAATTTCTCTGCCTTCACGTCTTGCGCTCTCAATAGTAACTTTAGTTAATCTATCTACCGCGTCTTTGCCTCTTTCTTGCCGCGTCATCATGTTACGTCTTTGATACTCGGCGTTTGACTCAAGCCTATCATGTAGTTTTTTTTCTACTTGCTCCCTAATTTCTTTAGGCAAATCACCCTTATGAAGCGGCATTTTTAGCCTCTTTTTTTGCGTCTTTCTCGCTTAATTTTGCTGCTAAATCTGCAACCTTTTTATTAAGTGCTTCGATTTGTTTGTTTTCAGATAATTGTTTGTGTGTAAACGCTTTTAAATATTCGTCTAATTTTGACCAGTCGTCTTTTTCTTCTGGATGACCCTTAGTCATATTTGCTTTAACCGATCCTGCCGCTGGAAAGTTACCCCACGCAACAACCTCGTATCTTTTTTTTCTTATTATTTTTTCTATTTTATCAATTTGCCGATGAACACCGCCTACATTAAAATTTACTATAGTGTCGTAAGGTCTTAGCCCTGTTTCAATCTCAATAGCCTCTATCCTTTTATCTTCTTTGCCTAGTATCTCTACTTTTTTACACTTGAAAGAAATAAACGGAAAATTAGGCTTTCTCCATCCTATCTTTTTAGCTAATTCTAAATGTTCTTCTTTAATCTGATCAAATGACATGTTTTATTTTTTTAAAAAGTTTAAATAAAAAAGGGAGCAAAATGCTCCCTTTCTCAAATTATTTTTCTTTTCTAAATTATGAAGCGTCTGAATTGAACTGCACGCAAGCTGCGTCATGGTATTCAAAAACATCATAGAAATATAAAGATCCTATTTCGTTATAGAAACCTTCTGTAATCTTATCCGCTGTTTTTACAATTATTATAGCGTCAAAAATTCCAGCAATTCCCCATTTTGGATGAACCAACAATTGCTGATTATCTCCGCCTGAAGTACCGAAGCCAGTAGTCATATAACCACCAATTCCAGGCACGATCTCGCCACGATATCCATTTGCTTGCGGCTTCCCGCCTGTATCTTTAAAAATACCAAGCAACACATCATTACCGTAAGCTGCTGCGCCTGCTGATTGTGCAGCAATACCTAAATCACCGAATGACTTGGGAGCACCAATAAAAGATAACGGTATGTCTAAATCAGGACAATTACTATTAAAAATAGTAGTTTGAGCTGTTATTAGATCGGTAAAAGTTGCAGTTGTTGAGCATGTTTTAGTTTGCGAAAAATTCGCTGCTAAACTCAATGCATCATCGTCAACAAACCTTGCGATTGCTGCGCCCTGTTCTGTTGCAAATCTTGACAAGCTGCCATCTTCTCCGCCGAATCTTTTTAAATGATCCGATTGAGCAGATACAACACTTATAGACGCTGCTGTGCCATCAACGTAAGTATCGGTTAACTCCCCATCTGCTGCTAATGCCTTTGCTGTTGCCTCTGTTTGTGCGCTTGCTACTAAGTAACCAGATTTTCTAAATCTTTTTACGTTAGTATTATCAGGCACGTTTTCTGTGTGCATGTGATTCATCATCACAACACGCTTCTGAAAAGAAGGTGCTGTCATTGCCGAAAACACATAGCTTAAAGTGTTTACATTACTTTTCTCTGTGACGTATGCTACTGCCATAAATTTTTTCTCCTATATGTTAGAAATTTTTTAAGTTGTTGGTCTATTTGGATTCATTAAATCATTTATCAAAGTGACTACCGCTCTGGCAATTACTGCCGCGCTAGTCTCCCCTGCATTTAAAGACCTTAATGCATTAACTGAGCTAGTTGACCAGCCTGCAAAGCTAACTGCTTGCGCCGCTGTGTAGCTTGCAGGCTGAAAGTTTGCTAAAGAAACTCCACTAAAAAATAGCGGAACATCATTAATATTTGTTGCCATAAAATTTATTACCCCATAATTTGTTTAAGTTGATCTGCAGTGAAACCTTTGGCTTTTATTTGCTCTGGTGTCATCTGTAATAATTCTGCTGGTGTCGGTAGATTACCAATATATGCAACCGCCCCATTCGATGTTGTCGCTGTATCCTTGCCTGTGCCTACTGTTCGAGGCTTTGCTATCCCGGGATACTTAGCTGATAAGTTCTCTAAATATTCATCAACTGTCATATTTTGGCGCGGATCTTTTGCACTTACTAACGGCTTTCCGTCCGCGCCTTTAACTATAATTTTCCCGTCTTGAAGTCCAAGATCGCGCTCTACCAGCATGTTTACTAATTCTAGTTCTGTGTCTCTAAATATAGCTGCTGCCTTCTGCATTGTAGGCATTACAACTTCATATTTTTGAATTGATGATTTTAGTTTAGAGTTTTCAGTTTCGAGTTGCTCAAACTTACCGCCAAACCTGCGCTCAAACTCTTTTTCTTTATCTGAAATAAGCCGATCAATTTCTTCCGGCGTTTTTGCTGTGTTTTTCCTGAGTCCTTCGTAATCTTCGAGTCTGCCTTTGAGGTCATCTACTGCGCCTAATTTAGTATAGCTTTCTAGCTGTTTTTTTAAATCTACAAACTGACCATATAGCCTATCATTCTTTTCTTGCAAAGTCTGTAACTCATTTGCATCTGCTGTATTTGTGGCCTGTGTGCCGTTGTTATCGCTCATTTAACCCCTAAAGTTTTGCGTAATTGCTGTATGTTTTTTTTCGATAATCCGAAAAATTTTCTTATCGCTAGATTGTATCTAGCCTTATCTCTTTCCCCTGCTAGGAAATAAATTCTTCCTAGTAACTTGTCTTTTAGTTCTAAAACTGAAACTTGCATCGCTTTAAGCATCTTGCCTGTAAAGGTCAAATCTACATTTCCTTTTCTGCCTTTGCTCACTTTCCATTTTTTATATTCAGGCGTGTACTGCTTCATTGCTGCGCCGTCGTATCCCTTACCGCTCGCTATATCTTCAAGCATCATTTGCTTTACATCTGACATAGCTTGCCCAAGTTGCACTTTCTTTGTTCTTAATATCTCGTTTGCGTGTCGTTTCGCTAAGAACGTAGATTTAAACCTTATAGCCAAGCTCTATAGCCCTTTGTTCTGAAATTGGAATCCATTGATGACGACAATTATAGCCACCGCCGTATGTAAGAACGTCTAGCCCTTGACCGTTATCCATTTGTTTTATTTCATCTATTGTATAAATCGGTGGATCTCTTTCTTCTAATGTTTCCTGACAAAAATCCCTTGTGATTTTATCGTTTGCTCCGTAATACAAAAATAAATCTAGCTCAAACTCTTGCGCCTTTTTAGCCGTTACGGTTCTACTAAAACCAGACAGCAACGTATCAATCTCTGTGGCAACTTGGCTTTCTAAAACATCACCTGTTTTAGCTAAAATAGCCTCAACATCTGGCGTTTCCCCTGCAACTGCGTATCTGTAAACACTAGCCCCGATATCATCAACATAAGGAGCAATTAGCCTAGTTACTTTTTTTGAATCAAAATCAATTAAAGACTCTATAACTTCTTTATCTGCTGTTGATAAAATCTTTTTTGTTGTAGTAGGCGATAAAATTGAATTTATTAAGCTCAATTCATCGCCGTACGCTTCTCTAAAATCTTTTAGAATCTTATTTAATCCTGCGTCTTTTAGCCCTTGCTGTAGCCCTCCTATTACAGATGCCGCTTCATCAAGTTCTATGCCTTCAAAATCCAAAACTTTTGGGATATACTTATCTAATAAAGCTCTTAGCCTAGTAGTAAAAAGCTGTACATTCTTATCTCTTAACTTATCTTGTGCCTTTATAGCTTTTTTAATGCTATCAATATCACTCATAAGTTATTGCAATGCGCTATCTACTGGATCGGTTTCTTCTTCTGGCTTTTTCTCTAAATCTGCTTTTTCTGCATTAAGCAATAATTCTTCTGTTGTTTCTGGATCAAACTTTAGCTTAGGAATAATCTTTTTAGCCATTGCCTCGCTCATTCCCTCGATTGGCTTTAAAATATCGCCAAAACTATTAAATATTTTAATTAGTTGATTAATATCTTCTTCTTTAATTTCTCTATTAAAAGTTACCTTACCTTTAAACTCTTTTTCTCCTGCGAGTAACGCATAATTATCTAATGCTTGCTGTGTTATGTTTTCTAATCTTGAAATCGTACTTACTAACAAAGTGTAAAGGTTTCTTTTTTCTTCTGAAATCGTGTCCGCACCTTGTACCGCTTTGCTATCAGTCGGCAAACTTCTTACCTGATCTAATGCAACCTTAAACATCATGTTTAAGCTATCATCTACAGCCCTTTCTACCCCTGCGCTATCCCCTGCTTGTAGCCTTTCTACTCTTGCCTCTGTGTCTTTAACAAAGGTTAAAGTATATTCAGAAATTAGCTTATATTGCTTCGCGTCCGATGGATCAACACCAAATATAAAAGTAGATGGATACCCCTGAAAATGGTTTATAGAATCTAAATTTGAACGATGGTTAAAATGCCTTTTTGCCTCAGCGCATACACCATCTACCCATGATTCTTTTTGAATTAATGAAATCGGAATTTCTTTTAATTCACTTGATAAACTTATTAAAGTTGTTGGTGTCCAATCTATTTGACCATCATTAGCTTTTTTAGGCTGTCCATGATCATCAAGTTCTGATTCATATTTTTGAATTAAAACATTACCTGATGCATCTCTCCTAAAACTATCTGAACAGAGATATCTTTTTATTTCATCTGTTTCAGAGTATCTAGGATCTTCTTTAAAGTATTCATATCTAGCAAAGTTTAATTTACCTAATCTGCTTGCATTAGCAGTTTCCTTTGCCCAATCAGTAAAGCAAAGCGGAGTTATGATTTTCAGATATGGTCTTAAACCTAACTCCTGTTCTTGCCCTGCACTAATAGCATTAGCTGTAAAACTTTCTGCTAAAATTGCAATATCCCCATAAACTAAATATTGAGGCGATAATTCTTCAATTATAAAACTTTCAAAACTTGTGCCTTGTCCGTCGATATCTTCAAGCCCGTTAGTTCTTTCTAATAGCGTAAATGCTTCTTTGTCAAAAGTAGGCGATTCTCTAAATAAAATAGAAGTCCAAATAGAGACGCACATCTCTACGCCTTTAAGTGCCTCAGTCCTATTTTTTCTGCTGTTGTAAAGCCTTCCTGCTTCTTCGGACGGCATCAACTCAATGGGATGTGGAATCAAATAAGCTGAATTGCTAACTAGTGTATCATGATCGGCTTCGTACCAATCCTTATATTTACGCCATTTAGGCGCGAGTTCTTTGTATCTAGTGTTTTGATAAAGTTTCAAGTTCTGTTTATTCCTGCTCTAAAAATTTGTTGTTTGCCTGTCTCGTTTCTTGTAGTTTGCCAAGCCCAATATTTCACACCGTCACTATGGTGCGTGTGCGTTTCCCCTGCTGGCTTATCTAGCTTTCTTTGTCCGTCTCGCCATTTAGTTGACAAGAATGATCGCCTGACCATTTTGCAACGTTGGCAAATAAACAATAGGTTGTTAAGAAATAACCGCTGAACGGCTTCCACACTTGCGGCCTCTGGAGCCACTTGCTTAGTCGCCTCGATCTGGACGTTTCTATAACCGAGTTCTTTGAGGTATCCTTCGATTGCCTCAAAATCTGATCCTTTAATCTTATGCGATCCTGCATGTCCTGATCTATCGCCATAGAGTTTTATAGTTGTTTCACTAAATTTAGTAACTGGATGCTTTACTGCAAACTCTGCAACCGCTTCATCTAGCTGATTAAACCCTTCGTTTGCTTCGTGAACTATTTTATAACTAAATCTACGCTCACCATATTCTGTATATGGGAATCTTTGAATTGAAGCCCATGCTAAAGGGTTTGCATTAAAATCCCAACAAAGATTTATATCTAAGTAAGGATCTGGATCTACATCTGGACAATCATGCAGTGATTTATAGTTGCTGTATGCGTTGCCCTCGACCAAAGGCGTAAATATTCCATGAATATACGCCTGAATATAAGCGTTTAACCCCTTATAGTTATCAAGCAAATTGCTGATATAACCAGCCGGTAAAAACCTCTCATTATCGTATGTTGTCAGCCTAAACCGCCTTAGCTGCATCCAATGTCCTCTGTCATCCTGATAGCGTTTTATGTGATCTCGCTTTCTTGATTTATTCCATCCGTCTTGTGTGTCAGAATCGAATAAATCACTAAAATAAGTCATGCCCTGCGGCACTCCTTCAAGCAAACATTGCAGCGTCTTACTGCGCTTATCTCTTATCCTATCTCTTGCGTTTTTTATAGCTTCTTTTCGCGTTGATCCTGCTTCCGATATAACACCGCCCCCATATTCAACCGCCAATATTTTATCTGGTCTATTAGCCGATATAAAATGTATTTCTTGACCGTTCGGATATACGATTTTGGGAAATGGCGATTTTACTATCTTAAAATCTTTGCCCTCCTGCAAATTCAAATTCTGATAAAGCTCTCTAAACTTTGGTATAGCTGCATCGTGAATCTTCTGATAAATCGGCATCATAAAAAACCAGAATGGACAATTAGAATTTAATGCAATTCTATCGTCTAACCAGTCTGTAGCCCCTGATGTTTTGCCCGATCCTAGCCCTGCGCTAGCCCCTATTAGCTGTGAGTCATAGTCATCTATAGCCCTTTGTACCCATTCGTGACGATAAAGTATGTCGTTATTCACTTTCTGACATCGGCACTAGAACGTACTGCCGCCGTTCTCTGTTTTTGGGTTCTTCCTCAAAATCCTTTATATGCTCAGTCCATCGCAATCTAGTTTTAAGCCAGAATATCGCGGCTGTGACATTCCCTTTTGTAGCTTGTTTAAATAAACTTGCTACTACCGCAGCATTTGCTTCTAGTGCCGCTGTTTGTATCTCTTTTTTATAGTGTGTATAAAGTGTCTTTTTACTTAGAGATAAAGCCTCGGCGATCTTGTCCGCCGGAATCCCACCTGCTGCCATAATCTTAATTGTTGTTCTGTCTTTATCGTTTGGCTCATACGGCGGTCTGCCTGTTTTTTTGGTCATTTTGACCTTTAAATTCTACTCCGTTGATTCTACACTCAAACGGCTTATTCCGATCTGAGCAATATTTTTGATATCGTTCTATAATGACTTGACAGTATTTCGGCTCTAGTTCCATGCCGTAGCAGATCCGATTTAGTTGATCCGCTGCTATTAGTGTGCTGCCTGAGCCTAGAAAGAAATCGGCAACCGTTTTGCAATCGTGATTCTTGATAGCTCTAGCTGCTAACACTATCGGCTTTTGCGTAGGGTGAAGATCATTTCTACCGTCTTTCTTTTCTTCCCAAATCGTACACTCGTTACTAGCCCCCTTCCATCTAAGCGTAGATCCTTTAGGCTTGAAGTAAATGCATGGCTCATGCCTCGGCTTATACTGTGCGTACATAGCTGCATAAGTAGCATTAGTTTTATGCCAGATAATCAGTGCGTGAATATCGCAATTAGCATCTTTTAAAGCTTTGTAAACTGCATATCCTTTTGAACCTGCAAACCACATATAACAAGCACCTTCGATATGACTTAAAACATTTCCCAAAAAGTCAGGATAAATATCAGTTGATTCGTCTGCGGCTAATTTTTCACGCTTCCGTTTAATATTAACATTCCCTGAATGAAAATGTCCGCCCTCGTAACTCACACCGTAAGGCGGATCTGTGAACATCATCTCTGGCTTAATGCCTTGTAGTAGCTGCTCTACATCTTCCGCACTAGTGCTATCTCCACAAAGAACCCTATGTTTCCCTAGCTCGATTAAGTCACCTAGTTTTATGTAGGTTTCGCCTGGCAAAGCTCCACCGCCATCATCTTCTGTAACTTCTGGCTCATTAATCGGGAATAGATCCTTAAGCTCATCCAATCCCCAACCTTCTAGATCAAACCCTTGCTCCTCTAAAAACCCTAGCTCTAACTCTAGGTTATTAAAATCCCACGTTGAATCGTTTTGAAGTTTATTATCTAAGATTCTATAAGCTTTTTTCTGTTCTTCGTTTAAGTTAGTTAGTTTTAAAACTGGAACATCTTTCAGCCCTAGTTTTTGAGCTGCTAATAGTCGTCCATGCCCGACTAGTATTATATTATCTTCATCCACAACAATTGGCTGATTAAAGCCAAACTCACTGATTGATTTTGCTATCCTATCTATTTGATTTTGTTCATGTTTTCTGTTGTTAAACTCATAAGGCAAAATGTTATTAATGCTAATGTTTTGTACTTTCATCAATTTTAAATAAAAAGCCGCCTTGAAATTCATCAAAGCGGCTTAACAAGGAAGTGAATAAGAACTATTAACGAAATCTGTTATCAATCGGTGGGATTAGTTGCCTTTTTGCAAATTCATCCTCTAGATCTTCTATCATGCGCCTAAATGATCTTTGCGAGATGTTAAGCTTATTAGCAATTTTTTTTTTCCCGATGTGTTCTTTTGCCTTATGTAAGTAATAAAGCTCAAACGCTAATCTATGCGGTTCGCTCCACTCTGATAAGATGCGCTGTATGCCTTTGCAGACACTTGCCCATATATCGGCTGGATACTTACCGCTAAACTGCTCATAAATTGGCTTTGACCCTCTATCTAATTCAATAATACAAGTTTCTTTTTGACGTGCAGGATTTGCATGTAAAAAGTAGTTTAAAGCTTGAAATACTGTAGAAAATGGTGGTAAAGACATTTATTCCAGTTTGATGATCTCAGATAAAATAATTTCACTCAATAAAAAAATAAATTATTTTTCGTAATTATCTCGATTTTGAAATCTGTGCAATGAATCTATTTTTTTAAGCGGTTTTTTTATAGCTTCTCTTAAAAGTCTGGATAGCCCTTTGCCGTCTGTTTCAGGAGATACAGCCTGACAGCACCACATAAAAGATCCAACACTTAATTTATCAGAATTAAACCATCTATCTAATGCGGCTAAGTGTCTTTTGGCATTGTATTTGCTATAGATGTATTCTTTCTTTGTTTTTTTACAAATTGTTCTAGTTTGATTAAGTCTTATAAGGTCTGTTTTATATTGGTAATAATCTAAATAAGCCCTTAAAAGTGCGTGTAGCCATAGCTTTCTCTCTGGCGTTGATTCATGATCAACTATCTCAGCCATTTCTATTATTTTGGTAGACTCTCTCAAGAATCAAAGCTCCCTTTCTTAATTGCGACGACCGATCCTATAATGTTAACCATGCAATCGCATCCGATGCAGCCATGCTCATCTACAAAAATATTAATATCACTAACTAAATGCCCTGTTTTTTTGTGAATTGCGTTAGCCATTTGCACAATGTTTTGAGCCATATTCTGAAGTGCTTCCTCTAGGTCGTCCGTTGTCATTTCTCCCCCTTTTTTTAACTACCTTAAGTTTATATGTTAATTTCTGTTGTTTGATTTGTTGACTAATCTCATCTATTTCTCTAAGTTCCGCCTCTAATTTAAAAATCATAGTGCTAATTTTTAAAATATCCGCTGGTTTTATTACATATTGCCTAGCTTTTTTAAGTGTTTCTATATCTTTGACAAGATTTGACCTCGTGCAAAACATCTCTGCCCAAACTTCTTTTGTTATATGTTTCATTTTCCTAAATATTTAGTAGTTAAATTTTGAGCATATTCAAAACTTTTACAAACAAAGCAAAGGATTCCAGCTTTAAGATATAAATCTTTCATGCTTTTTTGCTCTTTTGTTAATTTGCCTTTCTCGCTCTTAAACTCTAGCTTCATTCCGTTGTAGCCTAGATTTGCTATATCAATAGACACATCCCAAAGCCCTGCGGTTATTCCTTCTGCTGCTGCGTTTTTTGGGTTTCTTTTTCCAAAATTTGGAATCGGGTAAATAAGGCGATAACGCCAGTCTTTGTTTCTCATTATTTTGACCCAATCAAAATATTGCTTTTGTATTTGAATCTCTTTAAGCATTAATGATTTAATGCCTCCACTATCTTCTTATTACTTCTAATTACTGGATCTATGAATCTGTCTGAATTACAGGTCTTTATATATAGCTTGCTATCGCTTGACCACTTCAAAATCTTTTCACCAAACGACAAAGCTGCTGGATGCATTATATATGGCTTGCTGCCTTCGTCATGTTCCGCACCGTTTAGATGTCCTATTTCGTGAGCAACGGAAGTGATTGATGTAAATAATCTGCTTTGCTTGCTGCTGTTTCGCATCCTGATAATCGCATAAGCATAGTTTTTATCAGAAAAATAATCGCATACTCCTGATGATACACCACCACCATAATCATTATTGTCTTGGTCTACTACTGGCGGCAGAAGTAAGAAACAATACTGCTCTTTATCGCATAACTTTTTTTTGTAAGCGTAGTTAGCCCAAGAATCTAATCTGCTTACATACTGCTGTAATCTGTTTTTTTTAAGTGAGTCATTTACTACTGAAATCCTTGTAATAACGTGCTGAACTCCTACCTCTTTATTTCTTGCAAATCCAAGTTTAGCGATCTGCTGCTGCTCAAGTGTGCTGGCTTGCTTATGCTTAACTATGACTATTTGAACTGGAATCGTCTCAGCCTCAGCCCAATGAGCAAAGGTAGCTAAGATAAGTAAGAGGCCGGTTAAAAAAGCTAGGAGTGTTTTCATATATTGTATATTAATTGTATAACCCCATATCTTGTGCTTGCTTTTGAAGAGCTTCAATAGCAATTAGATTTTTTTTTCTTGTTCTTCTATTAACAAAGTTTTGCTCTTGCTTGGTGATTAGCTTGCCTTCAGCCTGTCTTACTAATATCCCCTTTCGTTTTTTTCTTTTTCTGATTTGTGCTTTCATTTTATTGAACGTGAGACTTTGACTAAAGCTTGTCATTTCTCACCCTCTATTAATCCTCTAAAACCTCTACGCCATAGCCATAGCCATAGCCTGAGCCATCGCCATAGCCAGAGCCAAAGCCATCGCCATAGCCAGAGCCGCCATCGCCTGAGCCTGAGCCTGAGCCATCGCCACGGCCATAGCCGCCAAAGCCTGAGCCATCGCCATCGCCATAGCCAGAGCCGCCATCGCCTGAGCCTGAGCCTGAGCCATCGCCACGGCCATAGCCGCCAAAGCCTGAGCCATCGCCTGAGCCATGGCCATAGCCGCCATCGCCTGAGCCATCGCCACGGCCAGAGCCGCCATCGCCTGAGCCTGAGCCTGAGCCATCGCCACGGCCATAGCCGCCAAAGCCTGAGCCATCGCCTGAGCCATCGCCATAGCCGCCATCGCCTGAGCCATCGCCATAGCCAGAGCCAAAGCCAAAGCCTGAGCCATAGCCATAGCCATAGCCTGAGCCATCGCCATCTCTTATGCTGACCATACAGGTACTCCTTCAATTATTTTTCTTGCTGTTTCGGTAGCTGGAATTACTTCTATCACGCCAGTAACTATTATTTTTTTATTTGGTGCTGGAAACTTGCAAGCACTAGCATTTTTAACTCCTTTATTCGCAAGCTCAGACAATGATGCAGCACCAGACCAATACCACAGTCTGCGAACATCTCTTAAGACAACTTCAGTTCCATCTCTGCTTACTAGATAGCCAGCAAAAACTCCTGCTCTATCTGCCCTAATGATTACATACTCTAAGCCATCAGTTGAGGTTGCAAGAACTTCCTCACTCCCCTTCTTGACGTATTTAACCCCATTTATTTCTATTTCATTTATATTTTTTTCCATTTCTTTTCTCCTTTTATTAAATTTAAAAACTCATCGCTCGCTAAGTAGTCGTCGGCTGTCTCTGGTAAATCCTCTCCGTTCGCCCACTTCTCAGCACTTATCCTTACCTTAGCTGCCTCAAAAAAGGTATCGTTAATTGTAATAGGCAAACCCTCTGGTAGCTTATTCACTTTACACTCGTGCTTTTCATCCCCCATATATTCCTCTTTGCATTTCTCACATTTATATTTAATTCGTGAATACGCTTTGATCATTTCATGCCTCCTCTCCTAATTGTTTTAAAATTTCGTCTAACGGCATAACTTCCATATCGATCATCCCATACGCTACCCCCTGATTAACGCCACTCTGATAGAGTTCTGCTAGCTGCTCCTTGGTTATGAAGTAGCCCTCGTGTATTGTTGTATGACTATTCTCGTAACCTTCCGCATCAACCCTGCAAGAAAATAACCTCTCCGTATTTGTTATGCTATTTTTCAGTATCCAGATTTTAAGTAGTTTTTTCAGATCGTCTAACTTAACAACCTTACAAGCTGTCTGCTCACTCATATATTCCCCGTAAAAGTTTCTTTGCTTAAATCGATGTCATGCCTCTGCTCATATTCTTCTAGCTTCTTGTAAGCTTCATCCAAGCTGTCTCTTAGCTTCAACACTTGCTGCTTTCTTAGCTCGTGGCTTTTGCCGCCGACTAGCAGATAAGCCCTGTACGTTTCTACTTGGATGACTGGAATTAAATCAACTGGCATAAACTGTGGCTTCATTTTTCCTCAATCTTTTTTTTAAAAACTATAATTTGATAGCCGTCATGCGTGTCTGTAAAGAAAAGCTCATAGCCTTCATCTTTAAGTTTTTGTTTTAGTTCATCGCTCATGCTGCTAACCTCTCGCCAACCGGCCTTAGTTCAAACAAATCTTTGTATTGTGGGTAAAAATAAATAAAACATCGCGCATAATATGCCGTATAGTTATTCGTTAATTTAAAATCTTCAGATATAGTTTTAAAATCCGCATCTTCCCTAAGTTTCTCAAAAATTGATTTGCTTGATAATCTTGACGCGCCTTTATTAATTAACTCTAAAGCTTTTCTTTGATATAAAATCCAAAGGTTTTTATTTTTTCTGTGATACGCGAGAAAAATATCTGCATCAACATTTGAATAACCTGAAGTAATTAAAAAATTTCTAATTTCGCTTAGTGTTTTCATAACAATCCTTTAAAAGTTATATCATCATCTTCAAAATCTTGGCCTTCGCTTTGTGGTAACTGATTAGTTATTTCAATCGGTTTTTTGTCGTCTATCGGCTCGCTTAGTGCTGTGTGAATTAATCTTTCGAGTTCAATCAATTCTTCACGAAAATAAGTATTTGTTTTTTTCCATTCAGGCGAGTCTTTCGGCTTGTATTCTTTTTTGACTGAAAATTTACCGTTGCCCCAATAACAAACTTCAATCGCTTTGAATTTATATTTTTTTAATGGTGCGCTCATGCTGCTTGTTTCTCCTTCACATCTAATAATTTTTTAACTGCTGGAATGGTTTTTAAAATGTCTGCTGACGATGATCTTTGAAAAGATTCACGTTCTTTGACTGCTTCATAAATTCTTGCAAACTGTGCTCTATGCACCGAATTTTTAGAAACATCAGACATGCAAAGCTCTATATAACCAAATCTTTGTAAAGCGATTCTGGTTCTTAATGGTAATGATTCGAGTGCCTCTTTTTCTCGATAACTTCCATAACGCGCAACTGCTGCAAGTGCTTGCTGATAAGCTTCATCCCCTGATATGTTTTCTGTTTCTGTTACCGCTGCTAGAGAATCTCTAAAATCCTGCGCTCGTGGCTCCCATTCTTTATAGCCCTTAATGTTTAAATGTTTAGCTGCTTTCCATGCTGTTTCGTAGTCTATATTAGAAAATTGATCGTGCCAGACTTTTACTTTTTCTGCTCTGACTGACCGACCAGAATCGGCTTGTAAATAAGATAAAATTTCATGCATTTGTTTTGGGTTAAGCATTTTTAAATTCTCCGTTTTCATCAAATAATTCTTCTAGATTCTGCATATTTTTTATGTGGTTTGCGCCGTAAGGAGTTTTGTCGATTGGTTTTTTAGGTTTTGTTTTTTCTTCTTCTGCGAGTTGTTTTCTGGCTTTCGATAGAGCCCAAGATTTTAAAACCCCTGTGCCGTTTTTCGCTTTGTGCCGATTAATCGCGAATTCTGCCGTTCCTTTAGCCTGTTCTACCCAACCATCAACCACCTCGACCGCACGTTTGACGACTTCGAGCCCATTCGCCGTAATCAGGTTCTCCGCTGCGATGTCGTCGAGCTTACAATATTTGCCTGCCAGTTTATTATTATTATATTCAGTATCAGTATCAGTAATAGTATCAGTATCAGGTGTAATCGTATTTTCTATTATTATGTGATTATCACATGATAATTTTTTTAATCTTTCTAGTTCATCAAGTCTGGATTTTTCTTCAGCTTCTTTTTTAAGTCTGTACTTTTCTTGAGCCTCATTTCTTCGCTTTCTTGCTTCTGCCAATTTCTCCTGATCTTCAGCTACTCTTGATTGAGTTATGACATCATCTTCACACTGTAAAAGCTTGTTTTTTATGCAATATTCTATAATTTCTTTTGCATCTGCTTTAGATATTTCAAACTGATTAGCCATCCCATAAGCTGCATAAATATCCATTTTTGCGTTCGTTGCTCGTGATAAAGCACATAATATTTGGATGTAATACAAGACAGCTACATAATTATAACGTGATGATAACGCCACAATCTTTGGCTTGTTTAAAAAATCACAATCTAAAAGTATGTAGTCTAGCTGAACTCTCTCTGCCATTCCCCACCCCTAAAAAATAAAATAAATTAAAAAAGCCCAACCGAGGACGGCTAAAATGAGGTAAACATACAAGCAATAAAGCTCGTATTTAGTAGGTTGTTCTTGATAATCCTCTTGAGCCTTGAGCATCTCGATATAAGCCTGAGATTCGGCGTATCGCCTTCTTTCAAGCAAAGTTTGCTCAGTTAAGAAATGAGGTTTTTCACTTTTTTGATTGATTGTCTTCGCGCGGTATTGTATTATTTTGTTAGTCATATATCCCTTTTAAGACTATGACTGCTGAATAGTTGAAAGTTGTATTTCAATTATTCAGAAAAGCTCGCAGAAATGCGGGCTTTTCTTTTTTGCAGCACATTTTTAAGCTGCTTATTTTTGGAAAGTTTCTATAACCACAGTTATCGGGCATTTTTGAAACTATCAAAAAAAAGCAGATATTACATTATTATACTCCTATTTTCTTTTTTGCAAGCTCTTTTTTTGGCCTTCCGTTTTTTCTTTTTTTTGCATCTGAAAAGTCTAAAACTATGAACGAATTGCCTATTTTTTGAGCTTTAATTCGACCGTCTTTTATTAAAGCAAAAACCCTGCTTTTACTAATTCTAAGTTTTGCAGCACATTCAACGACAGAATAGATTTTATTTTCTTGCATAATGTTTTAACTTTATATATATATATATATATATATTTATCTTCACTGCTGAATAAGCAGCTTAGAAAATGTTGTTGTGAATATTAAAATTTACTGCCGCATAGGCAGCATAGGCCGAGCAATCGGCCTTTTTTTTAAAATATGTTTTATTTCGCGGATTGCCGCTTCTGATAAATCGATACACTCTAGCAATTTAGCTATTGTATTTGCTCCTGCATATTCCCCATCGCAGTCAGTTTCAAAATAGTAATTAAAGACTGAGAAGTTTTGAAGTAAGAGAGGATCGTCACACCCCTCCTCTTCTAATTCTCTCCAGTCTAATTGTAAATCTAAAAATTCTTGTGCTGTGCCTATACACCCGATCACCCCATTTTTTTCTAAAACTTTATTAATTTTTTCGATTTTTGATTTCATTTTTTTATTCTCCTATTTGTTTTAAAAAATCTTTATATTCCTTTTCTGTTTTTGCGTACGCGGAGTGAACTCCGCCGAGTTTTATTATATTTTTATAAAGCTCCTCTTCTGTGCGAGCATAATAATCAGTCCATTCACCGAACTCTCCTGCGCCGCCGTATGTGTTTGTGGAGCTAGCCGACACAAAAAGCCTAAACCAGCCCTCAGCGTCTTCTCTAATTTCAAATTTATGGCCATCATGCCCCAAGAGATCATGTGCCGCATTTTTTAATTTTTGCAACTTGTTAGTTAAAAAATCCCCATTATTTCTGAATGTATAATATAATTCGCTCATATATCCCCTTTTAAAAATTATTAACTGCTATACTCAAACTATATACAATCGCACATAGTTTATCAAGTCTTTTATTGCTTTTTATTAAAGATATTTGCTAGTAATATCAATAACTTACCTTTAAGCCTACATTATCTTTAAAAGAAAGCTGCCTTTTATCATATATTTCGAAGGTTCTTACCTTTTATTTAGTCGGTATTTTTTTTGGAAAGTTTCGCAAAAATTATATCGCTTCTTGTGCTGTCTCTATCACTTCTGTTGGCTCAACTTCATTAAGTTTTTGGTTAATTTCGTCTAATTTTTCTCTTGTTTGTTCGAAATAATCTGGTCTCTCCAATTTATTATCTAATTCTATTAATTCCGCGAACTCCTGCGACTTTACTACCCTCTTTAGTGCTCTTTTAATAACTGTTTTTCTAGCCATTTCAGACCAGTGATTTCCCCAAATTGTTTTATTTTTTGCTCTTATTTGTATCTTTTCTATTTCTGCTAAAGCCATGACTTCTATTATTTTTTGTGAATCTTTAAGCGTTACTACACAATAACCGCCATGTATTCGTCCCCTATCCGCGAAAATATTTTTCTTGAATGTTAGCTCTGTTTTAGTTCCCTGCGTATACTCGAAAAAATCGTTTTCGTGTACTATTTCGCAGTCTATGTGCGTGACAAAACCGCTATCGTAAGCAGTTTTAATAATTCCGTTTACCATCGGCTGAAAAGTTAACTCTTTGCCGTAAGGAATTAATGCACATTCTTGTTTAGCTCCCGCCACTAAACCATATTGAGCGCACTGATTAAGAGAGATTAATATAGATATTTGAGTACAATTAAGAATTTCACGGTTTTTATTAACAGTATATAAAAATCCTGCTATTATTTCATTTGCTTTTCTTTTATTTTCACCAAGAAAATTCATTGCTGAACTGTTTAAAAAGTTAGTTTTAATCTGTTCAACCAACTCGGACTTTTTAATTACTTGTAATTTACTCATAGTTTTTATCCTCTAAAAATTCGTTTTCTATTTGTGCACTAGCCCACTCTGGCAATGCTATGTTTTCTACCTTATTTGAATAACTCGGCCATAAACCACGTTGTTTACATTTTTTATACAATTCTAGTAGAAATTCTCTTTGTGTTTGCGCTGTTCCTATAGTGCCAATATCAAGCAAATAAATAGCAGAGGCATAAGGCGCGTTTTTTTCAAAAGCTATAAAAATAAATTTATCTGCTTTAATGCCGTTTTCTGCTGCCCCTGCTAAGTAATGCGCTGCTTGTAGGTGATAATTAAAATTATTAATTGTGCGAGAAAATCCCGATTTGCTTGCGTCTTGACATGTTTTGATATCTATAATAGCCCCTAGTTGCTCGCTGTATGCATCAAGCCTAGCTTTACACTCTAATCCCCTCTCCTGCCATTGTAATGATAATTCTACTTCACTAACAGCTTTCAAAGTGTTCGTTATGGACTGATTGATATAAGCCGATTTTCTTATATTTTTAAGTACTTCCGCTGTTTGAAGATCAATTATATTTTCGCCGAATTCTTGCACTAACAACGCTTTTCTTTCCTTGTCGGCTGATTTTCTTAAATCTAATTTTTCATCTAAAAAATGGTGCTTTTTTGCGAAGTTATCAGGCTCTAATATATAGCTGTGAAGCCATCGACCTAATAATAGTGCCGGTGTGTTGTCTTTAATGTTATCTTCAGCGTATTTGGCGTGTAAAGGCGATTTAACTAGCTCCTTAAGAACCGAAGCTCTAAGCCCTGTTAGCGCATTATATTCACTATCTGTGATTTTCTTATGGGTTGTCATAATTATTATTATTTTATATTTAAAAATCTCTCGTTATTGTCAGCATTAATTAATGCCTGTCTATTTCTATCTTCTCTCTCGAATCGTTCGTAACAACATGAACACATCGGCTCGCCGTCGTGCTCTGTATATTCGCTGTTAGCTGTTCCTATAGTGCCAATATCAAGCAAATAAATAGCAGAGGCATAATCTGTATAGTTTTTGCAGAAATTACAGCAAAAATAGCCGTAGTTTTCTAAGTCCTGCAAAGTGCCAAGAATGAAGTTTATCGCTTTTTCGTCGTTGTTCTCTTTTGCGTCTAGAAGTGCTGAATCAAGTTCTAATTTTAATTTATGAATTATGTTGCTCATATAGTCCCCTTATGCTTTCTATATGTACAAATATATATTACTCTATAGACGTATGTCAATATATTATGTACAATTAATTAAGTATATATATAAAATATCTTAGGTGCGTTATGGTTAGCTCTAGTATGGAAATTGTCGACAAAATAAAAAAACTCACAGGTATCAAATCTAATTACGGCCTAGCGCAAATAATGAGGCAAAGAGGCTGTGAAGTTACTACATCCGGCGTAGATGCTTATGATAAGAAGAAATGCAAGTCTATAAGGCTTGACGTTCTTTTAACGTGGCAAGAAATGGCAGCTGATAAAGGTGTCCCACTAGAAACTTTCTGGTCATGGGTAAAAAAAGAAGCTAATTAATTCAAATACTTATACAAAATACTATATACAAAGTTATTTGTACAGCATAAAAGTATAAAGATATTACATCATAATTACGAATGCTTATTCTGCCGGTAATAAAGCCGGAGTTAAATAAAGGATCGTTATGAGAATATATAGTTTGTTGTTGGCAATTACTTTGTTTTTGGCTGTTAGTTTGTTACCTGGATGTGCGCCTGAAACTGGTTGGAGATTCGAGATTGGAGTTAGTCCGGTTAAAGAATTAAATAACAATGCTGGTTTAAAACAAGCACCCCCTGAAAAAGCGAGGTATTAGCATGACATACGAGCAAGCGGAAAAAATAGCTAAAAACATAGGAATTTATTTAGGGAGATTGTATATTTATGGAGAAGGCAAGAGAAATAGGCAACATCGCTTTATGGCTTTGCGGTCATCTGGCGTTTACAATTATAATAAATCTAACGGCAGTCGGCGGTTATTATTGTTACAAACAATATCAAGACATGATGCCGGTGCAAATAGACCTAGCTCAGTTAAATGAGCAGGAAAAAGAAGCGCTAGCTCAGGCATTAGTTGAAGATGGTTTTAATGTGCCAAGAGAAAAGAAAAAAGGATAACAAACATAGGCGGTCGAAAGACCGCTTTTTTATGGACACGGGATCTTCGCAACGTCGGGTAATTGCCCGATAGAGAAAGCCTGCCCCTATTATGCGATAGGGTGGAGCAAGGTATCTGAGGGTCTCGTGTCGATAAAATTATTAAAATGGATTGATTAGGCGCAAGGATGCTGCTAAGTATTGTTTTAACCTAGAGGTGTTTTATGCGTAAAATAGTTGTATTTGCATGTATTTTTTTAGTTTTATATACAATAGGATCGGTTAAAAAAAATAAATCTAATTTTTCTAATTCAGAAAATAGTAATAGATTTAAAAGTGTAGATACGAATTTATCAGGAAATAATCTTGATTCTTTACAAATTCAAGAAAAATGGAAATGGGAATTAGATAAAAATTATTCTCATGTGACTGGAAGAGTTAAAAATACAAGCCAGAAACCCATTAAATATTGGAAAATATCTGCTAAATTTCTAGATAAAAATAATCAAGTTATTAATCAGGAAATTGACAATTCTATAGATATTTTATTGCCGAATGAGTCTGATGAGTTTGAAATAATGACTAAACACAAAAAAGAATATTCTTCCGTTACCGTCAGCGTATCAGAGATTAAATTTTAATTAAAAAAGGAAATTATAAACATGAATAAAATAATAGCTATATTCTTATTTCTATTTATAACTAATTCAATATTAGCCGAAAAGCTAGAAAAGAAACTTAAATCAAAATGCGGTTCGGTGTGTCGCGGTGTTCGCTAAGGTCTTGCCCTTCTAACTTTTAATAATACGTCTTCTTGCAAGATAGAACCATCACTTAATGTTACAGTAAAAGTTAATAAATAATTAGTCCCATCATTGCCGTTTTGTATAGTTGTGCTTGCCGTTGTCGTTGTTGTACTTAACGAACTAGAAACATAAACATTAGTATCCTCTTGCATTGTCGTTTGATTAATTGCGCTTAAAGTGCCAGAAGATACTGTGATAGCAGTAGGCAGTCTACCCGTAAAATCTATAGAAATGCTATATTTTTCCGCTGGCTGTTTTACTATAATGTCCATTTTCTTAACCCTGATTTAAATGTGTTTTTTGTCTTAGTTGCTTGTATTATTTTAGTATAATCGACTTTAAGTTCGCTTTCTCTTTCTGCTATTAATTCCGTTTGCTGTTTTTTAGCTCTTATATTTTCACTTGGATATAACTGCCCAATAGGTGTTGATGGTGCATAGCCTAATAAGCTTAATTCTCTTTTAGAAATATTTGTAAAGTTAGATTCAGTGTTAAAAGCTGAGATGTTAAAGCAAGATAGATCAAAACTAGAAACTGCAATATTACAAACTTGAGAATCTGCGTTCTCGGCTGTTATTGCATAGCTTTGTAGCTCAACCACTTGAAGCGGAATTAAACTTTTATGCGCTTCAGTTGTATAAGCTGTAATCGCATAGCTATCTAATACAACTAGCTTTATTGGTAAAGCTGATATATGACTTGCTCCCTCTGTAGTCTCTGCGCTAACAGCAAGGCTAGATACTGAATTATCTTTATTTTCAATTGCTGAGTAATGATTCTCTGTAGTCTGCGCTGCTACCACTACCCCTGATAAACTATTATCTTTATTTTGTATTGAGCTAAAATTATTTTCGGTCTTAGTCGCAGTAACAGCATAAGAATCAAGATTTATAGCTTTTAATTCTAAATCTGAATAACTCGCCTCGGCTGTTGTTGCCGTTATTGCATTTGCGCTTAAACTTGTTGTGGCTAAAAGAAGATTTGTAAAAGCGTTTTCGGTTTTTGCTGCACTAATCGGATTTGAACTAAGACTATTATCTTTTAATTCAATTTCAGATTTATGATTTTCTGTATTTGTTGCCGTAATACTTAAACTAGCATTTGCAACTAAAGCTAGTGGAATATTTGTAAATCTGTTTTCTGTTTTTAAAGCTGTTATTGCTATTGAATCAACAGATACGGCTTTTAATTCTAAATCTGAATAACTCGCCTCGGCTGTTGTTGCCGTTATTGCATTTGCGCTTAAACTTGTTGTGGCTAAAAGAAGATTTGTAAAAGCGTTTTCGGTTTTTGCTGCACTAGGAACTAGTGAATCAAGCGCTATAGCTTTTATTGTTATATCTGATTTATGCGTTTCTGTTGTAGCTGCGCTGATTGCTAAACTGTCTAGAGCTTTATCTTTTAAAGTGATTGTGCTTGTGTGATCCTCGGCTTCTCGAATTACTATATAAGCTTCGCAACCATCTCTTGAAGTACCACCAAAAGTTGGATTATAAGTCTGTGTTGCTGTAGCTGAGACAACTTTAGATTCTGAAATAATTTCAGATCCGCCAGTAGTTGAACCTACTCCATTATTTTGAGCATTTGACCAAGTGCCGTTTGTTGTATCTCCATCAGATGTTCTTGTTCCGTTACCTTCTCGGCCTATTGCTGCAATTACAGCATAGCCATTAGTTATGCTACCCGTCGTTATTGTAGGCGTTGCGGTTGCTGCTGTCTCTTGACCGCCCGTCACATAGGTTGGCGTTCCGACACTGCCCTTTATTTCGTATAGTGTATAACTTCTGGAAACTGTAACCGCGCTAAAAGTAACCGTGATCGTGCTGCCAGTAGTAAGAGTCGTTACGTTTTGTGCACAAGTAAATATTCTAAGTGCTTGTCCAGCATTAGCCGCACCCGGATCTATTAAAGAATTTATTCTCGGCGTCCAAGTATTCCCATGACTATCAGCTATTGAACTATATGGGTCTGCTCCGCTACTTCCTGAGTTATCATAGGCAACGCATAATACCGCCATCGCTCCGGCAGTAAAGTTGCTGGCAGGGGAAAGGGCATAGGTACTTTCTGATCCTGTATTTCTAGCGCCCGATCCTCTACTAGTTACCGTTAATGCCACTAGCTTCTAGTAACAGTAAATAGTCCCGATGCGTTTACTTGTATAGTCAGAGTATTGCCATCGGTTGTAGTAACATCGGCTGGTGTCTGATCTATTAATCCATAAGCAACCAATGGATCGCTTGCTAAAGTGTCGTCAAAAATAAACCAATACCTTGCAACAATAGATCCGCCTGATGCCGTAAAAACAGGATTAGCAAAATCAAAGGTTAAGACTGCCCCCGATCTGTTTGATGTTACAGATCCGAGAGTTTGCCTTGAATAACCATTGCCGCTAACTTCGTTTGTAATATCAGCTATTAGTGCATGAGTTGTCTGAGATGGCGTATAACTTGAAGTAGTTAACCCCATTATAAAAGTATCAGAGCCGAGATTTGCGCCTTCGCACATATACTCAACCCATGTGTTATAAATATTTGTAGTTCCTGTATAGTTTGCCATTTTCTGCCTTTTAGTTTTTTAATATTAAAATTTGTTATTAATCTACCTGAAAAAATTTATTGAAGTAGTCGATCATTACCCCTAGGAGCCCGACAATTTTTAACCTGTCTTTATCTCTATAACTCATTGAGTAACAGGGGCAAGATTCTGAATCAAAGTATATACTAACAAAATTACTAATTCTATTTTGTTTTGCTAAATCCAATAATTTTTCTAACTTTGGTACTAAATCATCAGAATCTTTTTTTAATATATCGACTACTTTCATTATTTAAGTTTCGCTTTTACATATTTATGTAATACACCTAAAAGCAAATATATATTTGCTCCGTATTCTAATATTTTTTCTAATTCTGGTACTGGAAAATCCGGCCAGAAATATAAAGCTAATGACCCTATGAATCCAATAGCTGATTTTTTACCGTTAAACGGTAGTTTACTTAATATATTATTGAGTATTGTTAGCATTTGTTCCTCCTGCTTTGTTTGATAAAATATCTAATAATCTGTTTTTTTCTTCGATTTCTGCTTCTAGTTCTTTTTTCTTTTTGTTCCCAAAAATTGCATTACCAAAAATGCCTGTTATTAATCCTGTTGCTATCGCCGCAACGGGATTACTCTTGGCCAGTACCGCAATTGCTGTTCCTAATGCTGAAAAATCAATTTCTTCAAACATAAAAGCCCCCTTATCTATAAATTCCCATTCTTCTTAAACTGTTAAACAACAAACATTGACCGCCCCCCATGTGAGCAAACCCCCATTCATTGCCAAGTTCTTTGTAAAGCTCAAAAGGTTTTTCACCCGAGCTGTTCCCGACGTACCATCTATGAAGATTACCTTCATAAGATCCATAGTATTTAAAACAACCAACCTCTTTCCCATCACTTCTATAAATAGGCATTTTGTTGCCTTTTTTTGCTATTATTAATAAAGGTTTATCTCCCCTAGAATCGTTCTCGTTCGGTGCTCCGTTGCAGTATTTTTCAGCGTTTGGCTTATAGATTTCTTTGCCCTGAACTTTTCTGACTGTCTTACAAACAGAAGGAGCTGCAGGGATCGGGTCTTCAGTAGTTGTTAATATTTTATACGCTTGTTGAAAATGATCTAGAGTTGGTCTAGTTGTTCTTTTCTCAATTGGTGTGAAGTTTTTTTCTCCCTGACACCTTAAGTTTAAAGCGTTCCACCAGCCGAAAGTAAATTTACTCCCTGCCTCTCTATGCTGAAAATTATTGCCATCGTTCTTAATGTTATCGCCATCAAACATTGATGCGCCATCACCTGAGACCGACCAAGCTGAAACTTTAGTGTTGTGTAGCTCTAAAGGATAGCCTGTATTTTTAGTACCTGAAAATGGCTCATTAACACAACTACAACTAGGACATGCAGATAAAGAAACTTGACAAGCCTTCTGTATTATTTTTGGATCTTTAAAATCATGCTCTAAATATGGACTAATCCAAAATTGAACATTTTTATATTGAACTGCTAGTTTATTTACTTGCAATGCAAGTTTTTTAATATCGTTCCAGTCTGTTATACTTGGTGTATTCGGTGGACAAACTTTATTCCTATGACAAGTAGCATCTCTTAAATTAATTTGAACGTCTGTTTTACCGCCTCTGTTTAAATCTTTTTGTAAACATGGAATAGGATCGCCAAAGGTTCTAAGCAATGTTGAAACGGCTGGCAATCTTGGTGCTTGTAGATATCTGTCGCAGTATTTAGCAAGCCCTAAAACATCATAGCCTTTTACACTTTGTGCAAAGGCAATTTGTGGAATTAGTATTAATAAAAATAAAATTCTAATCATTCAATAATCCTTTTAAAATCATCTACCATGTCTAAAGTTTCAGGATCGTTATAATGCCTAAAAATTCTCATAGCGTATTCTTTAGCCTCTTCTGGCATTGGCTTAATTGATTCCACAACTTTGTTAAATTGTTTTAAAGTCTCTAAATCATCTGTCTGTGCTGCGCTCATTAGCTTTTTTAAATTACCGCTCCCCCAATTATATGCTGTTAAGGCAAGTTCTATTTTACCAAAATTATTAATTTGTCTGTTTAATTCTAAGCAACCTATAATAATATTATGCACTGGATTAAAAGGATCTGCGTTTCTAATTTTCGCTATCGCTGCCCACTCATTCCAAGTTGCTGGCATGATTTGCATCAACCCTTTAGCCCCTGCCCTACTGATTGCTTTACTGTTGAAATTACTTTCTTGTCGAATTAAAGATAAAATAAGCAATAAATCGCAACTTTGCGGTTTCATAGCTGTCATTTTATTGTCTTTCCCATTTCTATTTTATTTCCTCCTATTTCTAAATTTAAATCTTGTTTATAAACTGCCGCTATAACCAATACAAATACTAAGAAAAATCCTACAGTCATAACCCAAGAAATAACCCTAGCAAGTTTTAAAAGTCCTTCTGCTAACCTATCATATATGCGATCCCTTGCCACCTGATCCGCTAATGATACTGCTGCCATCCGCTTAGTGTTTATTGATATATTTTCTAAAGCAGATGTCTGTATTTTCATTTCAGATCCTAATTCGTCTAGTTTGTCGTTTATAATAAGTAATGTAGTCATAAATAAATTTCATAAAATTATTGTTTTTTATTTGTTTTATGCAGCTTCATAAATTAAGGTAAAATCTGCCTTTTTAATTCCTGAGCTTGTCCAGTTCGGATAACCGCCTGCAGTTTTACTTAAAGTTATTGTAGTACCACCGCTTGATATATAAGCCCATGCGGTTGATACCTCACCGCTGTTATCTACGGCGTAAGGAATGTGATTAGACCAAAGCATATTTGTTATTGTTGCTGCTGTAGCTGGCAAAGTCATAGTAAAGGCTGTGGAATTGCTTGTCCCTGCTGAACCCATTCTGACATTCAAAATGACCATTTTCCCTATTTTCCAATATCTGCAAGCTAGATTTGTTGGATCTGCACTAAAGCCTGTAAATGTTGGAGTCCACGAACTCGAAGCACCAAGCACCCCACTTGCTCCCATTACCCCCTCTATCGAATCCGCTATATCCTCTGCTGTTATCGTTCCTGATCTAAGTGTGTCTGCGTATGCCATAAATTCCTATTATAAATTTTCTGCTGTTGGATCGTTTGGATGCCTTGATTTAATTTCTCTGCAAGTAATAACTAGCTTTGGGAAATCTCCGTCATAATCATTATTTAATCCTATAATCTGACATCTTCTTCTTTGCGCTGATTTGCAATATTCACCTTTGTAAATATCTACATCCTCGCCCTCATGCGTTGGCAATCTTGCTTTTGAAGATGTGCCAAAATAAGCAGGAAGATGAACCGATAAAACATCAATTACATCCATCAATTTTAAATCTGTATTATCAAAATATTTTACTGTTATATTAAAAGTTCTATGTGTATGTTCATGCCTCGTTGCAAAATATAAAGCCCTAGTAGTTGCAGATGTTTCATCACCTATAAACTGTGATCCTGATTCCTCTAATTCCCTTTTGCCGTATAAAGTTTCTGAATTAGTTAATAAAGTTGAGTAAAAATCAGAAGTTGATTTATTGACGACCAATACACCGCCACTATTAGCCGCTTGGCCTGATGCTTCCCACTGATCATTTATGTTTAAATAATCTTTGTTATAAGAAATCTTAATATTATTTATTACTGTGCTAGGATCTGTCTCTTGAATACTTCCAAGTTCTAATATTTCCGCATCTGTAAAAACTCTAGTAACTGATAATTCAGATCCAAAAGGCCATAATGCAAGTTTGCCGCTTGATAAAGGCACTAAAAAACAGCACATTTCTTTAGCAATTTGGCCGATTAGGTCATAAGCGGAAGTATCTCCTTCTGTGAACCCTTTAACGCTTCTTTGATAATTTCCAGATGTGAAAACGGTAGTTAATGCGCTGTATGTGCTAGTATCTATAATGTTACCGTCTGCCCAAGTTGATCCATTCCAAGTAAACCCAAGCAACTTACAAACTTCATCAGGTTCATATAATAATTTATCTATCGTTCCTGTTATCGTTCCGCTTCCATCATCTTTAATAGCTGGTGCGCTAACTGCTAAATCTAATTGCTGTAAATCACATTTCCTGTCATTTAAAGCATCTTGTGTAAGACTCAAATATTTATAACTAAACCCCTCTGAATCTGTTGACCCTGCTGTATAAGTAAAATCAGCTACATTAATTCCAACTAACGGCAAACCGCCTGATGTTACTATAGCTAGTGATGAATCTCCTGCTGTACTGCTTCTATATAAATAATACTGATTGCTAGTAAACGGATTTGTTAACCCTGATGTAGCATCTGTTGTGCTTGAACCTGTATAGTTTGTTAAATATACTCCAACTGCATAAGATGGCGGCCTAGTTGTATAATAGCTTTCTGCTGAATAATCTTCAGGATGATCTTTTATTATAACTGGATTTTCTAAAACTCCATAAACCCAAAAATCAGAACCGGCATTAAAACTAGATGTGTAATCAGATTTATTTACCTCTATAGAGGCGATTCTTTCCCAAATTTGTGGATAAACAACATCACCAAATAAAGGCGCGTCTATCGGCCTTCTATATAAAGATAGAACGATCTTTCCTGTTCCTGCGAACCCACCACCTAAGCCACGACACCACCATTTAAGCCCTGTTACTATGCATCCTTCAAGGTCATAATCTAAAGGTGCTATAAACTCAACTAGCCCATGAGATGTGGGAGTATTTGCGCCGCTAGCTCCGTTTTGTAATTTAGTCGAGGCATAATAACTATTAGGTTTTACCTCTACATATTGATCTAAAAGATCCTTTGCATAAACCGCCTTATCTCCTGAACCCTCAACAAATTGAGTGCCAAATTGTGATCTATATGCATAATATGCAGTGCTTTTGTCAGCATCAGAATATGCTATAGATAAGGCTGGTACTATTGAATTTGTGCTGCCAAATATTAAAGGTAAAGATTTACCTATACTTGATTCAGGTACTTCAAAACCTGTAGGTGCTAAATCCTCAGTAATAGTTTTAGTTATAATTTTACTTTCAACTAAAGAATTACTAACGCTAAAACTTAACGTCTCTTTATCTTTTGTGTAGCTTTCTATTTTACCTGTATAAATCAAAGTCCAACTTGAAGGCATATCAAGATCGCCTATAGTCTCGATTGCTCTATAAACTGTTACTGCTTGATTTATCGGCGTGTATCTATCGAAATAATCAAATATTCTTCTATGCTCGCCTAAACTTTCCCATTGATCGCTAATAGTAATAGTCCCATTTCCGCTTGATGGTAATCCGTCTTGACCAACTGATAAACTTAACCCTGAATAGCTTTTTAATAATGGTAGATATGTTGCATCTCCTAACTGCGCTGGTCTATTTGTAAATTGCAATGTTTTAGAAGTAGAAGGATTTTGTAAATCCTTTATTACTATATCAACCCTAGCCCACGTTTGAAGATTAGAAGATGTTACCACTTAAATCTCTTCCTCTAAATCTAAACTAATGTCATTTTGTATTAATGCACTCGGCGTAACTTCGTGATTTAATAATTTACAATGCATACCTTTGTAATCGTGAAAAATTAGCTCTCCTGTATCTAGTGCAACCATTGGCATTACATCAGACTCTTTTGCAATTTCTGTTTCTTTGTTAGTATCGCTTACTCCTACTAAATTTATATT